CCTGTAAAGGTCTGATTACGGTGTTGTCCATGAGAACAGATGCCGTTTGTAGCTCTTCTGCGTTGTTTCCAAGCCCTGAAGAATCCTTAATTCCTACAAGCATAGGAGATACAATTCGATGGGAAACCATAACTTTTCTCATACTCTCATCCGATAGGAATTGGTATTGTTGGTGTGCATCACTTAATTGTACTGGCTCTATACTTGCCGACAACTCTTTAGAATCATTAAAGGCTAATATAAATCGCCCTGCATTACTTGACCCTGAGAACTTGTCGTATATTCTTTGCTCGATAGCAGTTCTCTCTTCATCAGAAGGCACTCCGTTATTGAAGTTAATAAGCATACTTGGAGCTAAACCATTCTGAATATTGTTAATGTGGTAGTTTGCAATCTCTTCCTCTAACTCAGCGTACTGAATCCCTCCTTGATAATCAACAGGAGAATAGTAGAAGTAACCTGCCTTATAAGGCTTGATATAAACTATCTCTATATTTTCTTTTGAGAAACCAAATGCTGGTATTCTCTTTACGTTCTTTCTTGAGTTACTAACTTCTGACCAGTCGTTAGAGTAGTAGTAAGCTTTTATGTTTCCTTTTTCATCAGCCTTCTCTGCTCTTAATAACTGAACAGGAATATGCTCTACTTGAGCAATACGAGTTCTATCTTTAGAATAGATAACCTGAAACGCAGCGTTACCCATCATCTTATAATCGTAGCAAACACTTTTTAGGCACTTCTTAGAGAATAAAGACTTCATCTCGGCATACTGCTCAGGATTCTTGTCTCCATTAACCGCATCCAATCCCTTGCCATAAATCATATCTGCAATTCCATTAATAGCAGCATTGTTAGTAGGAGAGCCGTTGTATCTATCAATCAAGTAACCGAAGTAATCATTGTCATCTCCATACTCTATCCAATCCTTGTTTTGTACTTCTACAACTTCAGGTCTTGTGTAAGATGAGAAGTTTACAACGTGAACCTTTCCTTGCTTCTTAGCAGTCTTAGGTTGTCTGTACTTGTTTATATTGTGTTTTGCCATAATTATATATTATAATACTATAAATTCGTTGTCAAAAGTATCTTCCGTTACGTAGTCGTTCTTATGGACATCGAACTTGTCAAAATCTGTTTGATTCGTACAAAATATTGTATCTCTATAAATAACATCTCCTGATGCCTTAGTTACCTCCATAGAGTAGTTGGTATTCTCTATCAAAGAAAACGACCCTGTTAAACTCATATACCCATTTGAATTTGAAACTCCTACACTTACAGTAGATGAAGTTCTTGTATTCTTATTGGTTAAGGTTAATGTAACAGATGAAACTAACTCTCTTGGAATGAATTTTATTGTCTGTATTGATGTTGTAGTTAATATTTTCATACAATTAAGTAATATAAAAATAGTGGTTTGTTTGCAATAAAAAAGAGGCAACATAATGTCGCCCCTTTTAAATTTATAGGTGTCTTAATTATTAAGAACCTGGATTGATTGTTACAGTTCCTCCTGTAAACACAAGAGAAGTAGCAGTAGTGCTATCAGGTGTTATAAACTCAGCAGGAGCAGTTTCCATTCCTGTAAAAGTAAGTGTATATCCACTCATGTCTCCCATAGCACCACCTGTTACGATAGTACCACCTGAAACGTCAGCTCCGTGTTCTCTCCCTACTAAGAAAAGGCTTCCGTTGTAGTCCTCAACAATTACTTGTGGGTTAGAAGTAGCAAGAAGTTTAACTGCTTTGTTATCAACTGCTGATAATTTAGGCAAAGTCAAGTTCAATGCTTGTTCGTAAAAAACAGTTCCGTTTTCTCTTGATGCAGTAATAGTTTGCTCAAAAGTAGAGTTTCCTTTAAGGTCATATTTGAAAATAGTACCTCCGACAGTAACGTCGTCAATAGTGTCAAGTGAGGCATCTTTTACCCACCCAATTGCTGTTGCTTCGTCAAATTCGGCAAAGTAAACTGCTTTAAGTCCACCAACGGAATCTTTACAGTTTAATGCTCTACCATCTGCGATAAATGTACAAGCCATAGTATTATATTTTTTTAGGTTATTAAAAAAGGGTAGGTAGTTAGCCCACCCTTCTATATTAAATTATTTTAGTATTCTACTATGAGTAAAGTACGATTTCAGAACCGATACCGTATTGTACACCAGCAGTAAAACGGACGATTACACGAACATTTTGACTTCCGTCTAAATCCGCCATGTCCAAAACTTTAACTTCGTTAGTGTCGTTCAAAAGACCTGTTCCAAAGTATAAGTTAGAAGTTTCAGCAGCTACTACTTTGTTGCTACCGAAAGCTGGCAAAACGAATACAGGAATTCCACCGAAATTCAAGTCAGCAAATCCTTGATTGTGTCCTTTACCTTCGTAACCGTTAGCTCCAAGACCACTTGCTCCAAATCCTCCCAAAGAAGAAATGTATGCTCTTGCTACGTTGTTAGAAACGTAAAGTTTCAAATCAGGAGAACCGTAAATAGTGGTAGGAATAGCATCTACTACTTTTTGAAGCTCTGCTACTACGTTTGCAGAAGTTATAGCTTCGGCTGTAATATCTACTACGTCAGCATCAGCTAAGAATAGGTTTAAGAAACCGTCAAACTCTCCTGCTGTTGCGTTTGTTCCAGTCCAAATGTTTTGCTCGATTTTCTGAGCTACTTTAGCTTGTACGTGAGAAATCAAGAAGTCTGCGAAAGAAGCAGGAAGGTTATCGAATGCAGAGTATCCCATTTGGATAGCATCCCAATCGCTTCTGAAATCAGCCTTACACAATTCAAGGTTTACTTGGAAAGTTTCAGGTTCTAGAATTCTTTCAGTCAAAGTAACTGTGGAAGTGTCAGCGAAATCACAAGTTCCGTCTTTTACGATTCCGTCAGTAGCAATTTTCTTGATTACTTCTTTGAATTTTACATTAGGTTTAACAGTGATTCCACCGTTGTCGATTGTTACTCCACTCAAAAGAGCTGCTGAGATATAATCTCCTGCAAATTCTCCAGCGTAAGTAGTAGTGATTGATGTTGTTGTAGCCATTTTTAAATATTTAGTTTAAGTTAATTTATTTTTTACTATTCATTTTAGATAGAACTTTATCCATAGTGGACATTCTTCTATTTTGTGCAAACAATACTTGTTTTTTACTTGATAACTCAGCTTCAGGGCTATGAGACAAAGGCTCTGATGCAGGTGCTTTAGATAAGTCCTCGATTTGAGCAGACATTTCTAATTTCTCTTTTTCGTAGCCATTAGAAACTTCGATGAACATTGCTTTGATGTCAGCGATAGCATTTTCAAACTCTTCTCTTGAAACATACTTCTCTTCGTCAAGCTCTTCTTCAACGACTTCTTCTACTACTTCTTCTACGATTTCTTCTCCTTCTTCTCCTTCTTCAGCTAAGACTACCTCTTCTTGTTTAACCTCTGTTTCAGTAACTTCTTCAGATAGTTCAACTACCTCTTCTTTTACTTCTTCAGGTTTACCAATAGAGGATAGCTTTTGCATAATGTCAGAAAGGACAGATGTTGCTTTTTTGCTTTCCATAAGTAATAATTATTATTAGATTTATAAATAAGTAATATTGATTTCTTTTAGTGTTAGATTTTCATCTATATCTTTCCGATACCTTGAGCTCCGACAGAGCCATCACAACACTTTCTTGAGTAGGTTTTGCCGTTTTTACATAGGCATCCCTCTTTCCCTCCTCTTGGAGATGCATCGCTTGGTATAAAGTTCTTGTCTCTTCTGTTCTTATTCTGATTCATAGTTAGGATTTTAGTTCGTTCAACTTATTTGCAATAATAGTTTCTAGTTTAGACAATACAAATTGTGCCTCCTCTTCAGTTAGGTCTGACATATTCTCCTCTCTTGATATTCTTGTTTTTGCCCAACTCAAAGCTGACTTACCACCCCAAGCATCGTACATAAGTTTACCACAACCATCCTCATAAGATTTACTTGAATCTAAATCAGGTGCGTGTCTGCTTAGGTAGGAATACATACGTTTTATAGTTGACATACTAATTGGTTCTCCATTCGCTAATTGATTGGCACGTTGTTTACCAACTCCTGTTCCACAAGAACCCCAACCATTCTCTTCTGCCCATTTTAAGGCTCTCTTAGCGTTGTTCTTTACGCTATCAGGATAATCACTAAAGCTCTTCAATTCAACCTCCTCAGAAAAGCTTAAACTAACTGCTTCGGAGAAGTAGCCTTCGATACTAAAGCCTTTTACTGCACCTGTTTTTACGTAGTCTTGCCAAACACTTTCGTTGTTTACTTTCATAGATACCATCCACGTTCCAACAGGCATCTCTAAGCCATATTTACGTGATTTGTCGTGGACTTCATCTTCTATTATCCAAGATTCAACTACTGACAATCCGCTAAGCTCTGCCTTATGCTCTAAGGTAGATTTGTTTTGGTTTCCCTCGATTAAGAATAATTCAGAAGCCTTTTTGACTGTCGCCTCCGAGAAATAGATGTAATACCCTTCTTCTTCCTCGCTATCTTGACGATAGATGTTCTTGTTAGGTATCAAAGCAGCACCCATAAGGATTCTCTTGTCTGTATCTACGTCAGCAAGTTGTACCTTGTCCTGTTTGGATAACGCTATAAAATCTTCCTGTATCGCAGGCTTGTCTACTATCGAGATAGCTTCTATACCTGAGAACTCTTGCTCTTCGTCAATTATTAGTTCAATTACTCTCATATTCTTTTATTTTAAATTATATACTTGCTGATTCTTCTATATTTCTATCTAACTCTTGTGCAGATGTTACTTCGCTTGACACTACGTATGCTTTTATAGGTTCTTGCGTTGTTGAGCCTATTGCTTCTGCTAATTGGTTAGTTCCTGTGCTACCTATGATGTTAAAGTCGGGTGGTTGAACTGATGCCGCTCCTGTTCCTCCTCCTGATGTCTTAGGTCCTGTTGTACTCAAGATGTTCTTTACCTGCATAAATCCTTGTGCTGCTGTAATACCTGCATCTACATACTTAAATGGTGTCTTACCAAACTTTAAAGCGTTAGACACAGCTTGATAAGTATTTATAGTAGCCATGGTAGCTGCTACTGCTTTACCTGCTTTCGTTTCTTTTCCAAGTATATCTGCAAGTACTGCTGCTCCTCTATTAGCTAATTTTAGTTTTGCGTTTTGAACCTTTTGGTCATTATCAATAACTTGGTCGCCTCTATCCTTGTCTAATCTAATTAACTGACCCTGTATTTTTAGTCTTTCTCCTGAATCTTCTTCTGTGGCAAGTAAAGCTCTATTTAGTTGCTTCTTTTTATTCTCGTAATTAACCTCGTCAAGCTCTGCTTGCATAATCTGCTCAGTAACTGCTCCGCTAAAGAACTGTGCTTGTCTTTTAGCGTTTTGAGCATCGCCTTGTTCATCGTTTATGAGTGATTGTGTCTGCCATCCCTCGTAAGCTGCTTCAGCTCTTCTACCTTCTATTGCATCAATAGCTGCCATCTCTGCTGCCGTTCTTTTGTCTATCTCAGCAATTACAAGCTCAGTTTCTGCTTTAGCTTGACTCTCTATTGTATCTATCTGTTCTTGACTAAGCTCTTTTCCTTTCTGAAACGCTTTTAATCTTGCCTTTTCTCTGTCTACGAATGATTGCCTTCTAATCTCAACCTCAGCCTTTGCAAACTTTCCTTCTCTCTCAACCCTTTCTCTATCTGTTAGTATCTCATTTTGCTTAGCTTGCTGTCTAAATTCCTCTCTTATCTTAGCTAAATCTAATTCTTTAGCTCTAAAAACTTTTGGGTCTTTAGGGTCTTTGCCTTTGTCTTTTCCAGACTTAACAGTTATGAGGCTTTCAAGAATATCTTGCTTTTTCTCTTCTTCCTGAATCTCTTCTTTGTTTAGGTCTTGAATCTTTCTTAATCGTATAACTAATTGTTTCTCTTGTGACTTTTTTCTACCACTCTTAATTTTATCTATTCTTTCTTCTTCGGAATCAACCTTCTTATTAAGCTCATCCATGTCTTTGAAACCTAACTTCTGAGCTTCAAGTTCTTGCTTTAGTTGTAAATCAACAATCTTTCCCTGAGCTTCTTGAAACTTAGTCATTGCTGCCTGAGATACGGCTTGCGCTCTTAGCGTTTTTATGTATTCTTTCCTTGCCTTATCGGCTGCTTCCGTATTTTCTTTATCTAATAAAATAGAGGCATTGAATTCAGGGTACTCTTCGTTAAGCTTCTTTAACGCAGCCTCCTTTTCCTTTACAGTTGAAGTAGAGTCTGTTAAGGTTCTTGCGTAAATCTCAAAAGTACCTATTAAATCTCCTGCTTGTTTTGAAGCATCTTTAAACACTTCTCCTAACAATTTTATTCTTGGAGTAATATTAGAGAACCAATCTGCAAGTTTGTCAAAGGCTCCTGATTGAATTAAGGCTACAATCAACTGCAAACCTGTTACAATACCAATAGGTCCCATAAGAGAAGCTCCAAGTTGCTTAAACCCTTGCTTCATTGTTCTACCACTCTTCTTTACGTTTACGGAAAACATACCGAACAACGAACTCAATTGCGAGATGTTGTTCCCCATACCTTTAAGACCGTATGGTGCATCAGAGATAGTACGACCCATCTCCGTAACAATAGCTCCAGATAGACCTGCCGTAGTTTTCATTTCGTCTAATCCTATAGCAGAGTTAGCAACTCCTTCGCTTATAGTTTTCTTGGAGGATTGTATTTGTCTAACGGCAGTAAGTTCAGCTTGTTTAGCAGCCTCCCTCATAAGCATTATATTCTTCTTATACTCGATACCTTCTTTAGATGCCCAGTACGCAGCTTGCTCCATTGCTTTCCTGTTATCGAGCTTTCTCTTGACCGATATACCTGAAATCCTGTTGTTCTCTGCTGTTTCTTTGTTTATTCTTACAATCTGTCTACTTTCTTCTTCTTGAGATGCTAAGTACTTTGTACCAGCAGTTTTCAGTTTCTTTTGTAGATTGAGTTTTTCTTTTTGGGCAGCGTTTAGAGTTACTAATGCTTTAGTCGTCTTGTTAAATGTAGCGACTAAGCCTTTGTCAGTTACTTCTAAATCTATTACTACTTTAGTATTTGCCATATCCTAATCTTTTACCTTGTTCGTAGCCTTCTTTTATTGTTTCTTTTAACTCGTACTTGCCTTTAGCTATTTCTATTGCTTCAGAGCCTTCGTAAAACTCTCCTGAGTTTAGTAGTGCTATAACTTGTTCTATCATGCTATTACTTGATAATTATCGGTTAGTAATTCTAACTCACTTTTCCCTGTTTGTAGGTTTGTCTTAATGCTATTTATTAGATATTTTCTTCCTTGAAATATAAACCTATCATTGAGTTCATACTTAAGTAATATCTTTAATGGCAAGTGTGCAGTTATTTTTAATAATCTTACTCTTGTGTCGTATATATTTAGTATAAAGTTTTGGTGGTATGTACTAAACAAACCATCCTCTTCTTCTTCATTTGTTAAGATACTATACTCAGAACCAAAGTTTATAGAGCGAACCTCTGTTCCTCCTGTTTCTGTATATACATTTGAAGGGCAATATAAGTTAGCTACTTTATCTACGTTGCTTCCATTTTCTCCAACAACCTTATCTGTTATATATATGTCGTCAGGTAATGTTTTTCTGTTATTGAGAAAAAAAGTTCCTCCATCAATGACAGGACTTTCGTCTTGACTTACTGACCATCCCCAAGTTACACCGCTAAAAAGACTTGTGTCTCCGTCTATAAAGTTCTCAAATAACATATGTCCAAAGCTTGACTTTACATCGTACTTCTTGCCATCAAATACATTCTCTCCTTCAGACTTAAATCTTTCGTTTCCGTATTCGTCATTCGTAGCTTCGTTACTGTTTATTGCAAATATAGTATTTGCTTCTTTATACTCGTAATTTATTTCATTATATATCTCAGACCTGTTTATTTCAGAGGAAGATATGTCTACGTATTCATCTATATTAAATTCTTCGTGACTACTATTAAGATAGTATTGGTCAAGAGTCTTAACAACAAGCTCTGTACCTTCAAAGTATGCTATTAAATTAAACATCTTAAACAAGTTAGTCATAAAGTCTATTACCTTAATTTTAGGCAATACATTACTCCTAATATCTACACCATTTGATAAACTTGAAAGAGTACCTGTGTAGTTACCTTGTTCTGAACCGAAACTTTTTGTTAGTTGTAAACTACTTAGAGTTACAGCAGTCACCCCTCCCTTTGTCACAACTTTTATAGCAGGAGATATTAAAACGATTTCTTCGGAGTAATCCTTTATTGTCTTGGAGAAAGATACATTTCCTATATTGTTTAATTGACTTTTGTATACCTTATCAGTAACTTTGTCGTATAATATTAAATCGTATGCTCCTGTACCTGTTACAGCAGTAGTAAAAGAATACGTAAGAGTTTTTGCTACCTGAAGAAAGGGTCTACCATTACCTCCTATTGTCCAGTAGTAACCTATTTCTATCTCAGTATTACTGTTTTCTCTAACTTCTGTACCTGAAGAAAGCGATAATTGCTCAGTTTTTAGTTCTTGAGAAGTTTCGTCTATGTGGTTAATCAAAGAACCTGCTTCTCTATTGCACCACATATACAGTTGATTAAACAATCCATCTACGTTAGGCTTACCTGATGAGGTAACTGCTATTCTAAAGAAATCGTCTGAAATAGTAAATCCGTATTTAGATTCAATAGCTTTTAGTATGTAGTAAACCTTTATTGCAGGTTTTAAGTCAAAGTACTGAATTGAATGGAAGTCTGCGTGGCTGCTTGTAAGACTCGGAGTTCCATTGTGATATATATTCCTAACATTAGCAATCTCATCGTGGCTATTGTTGTTTTCTCCTGAATTGTAGTAGTACCTGTTTTTACTAGATACAATAAAAGGATAAATTAACTCAGGTTGTGAATATGCAGTACCTCCTATTGGATTATAGCCATCAGTTGCGTATGTCTTAACATTACTATATGAATAAGTGTGATTAAACACATCCAAGTAAGGCAAGTCAGATAGCTCATCATCTCCAAAAGTTGTCTTTAAGGAAACTGTATTACCTGTAAAATTAACCTTATATGAACTTGGTTTGTTGTCTTTCATTTTAACCCCCAACAATCTTATTTTACCATCCTTAAAGTCATTACCATTTAGTTTTATCTTTGCAGGCATTAAGAACCTTGCATCGAATCCCTCTGACAAGTCACTCCTGTAATAGTGCTTAAATATCTTATTGTTTACCTTACTCGCAGGTAGCGTGAAGGATTGAGTAAAATCTGTCTGAACCTTAGCTATGTCCTTGATGTTTTTTATAGATTGAGTTAGCGATATTGTTTCATCTTTAAACGTATCTGCTAATTCAGGGTTTTGTATTATTGTGTAGGTGTTTCCAACAGAAAATGTACTTATACTTAAATCCAAAGATGTATCATCCATTATTTCTTCTACAATACCTGATGCTCCTGTTGTAGTATTTACTATGACACGATTAAGTACCCACCTATTTTGATTAAAGTTTTGACTTGTATCTGTGATATAGGTTGATGCAGCACCTGTTACTGTGCCTGATAAAGACCTTGTTTCTCCTATGTATATTTCTACGTCTTGCATTTATCGAATATTGTTTATTTTGTTAAAGGCAAATTCTACATCCATAGTGTAGTTTATTAACTTGTCATTTATGCTTGTCTTGTAGTTCAAGGAACTTGTCTTGACGATAATTGGCAAGGTTTGTCCTTCGTACTTTATCCATACTTCTTCTGATAAAGATAGTTGCCTAAAAATCTCGTTGTAAGACTCAGGATAGAATCCTGTATTTAGTTTTAACATCTCCGTTCCTCTTTTGTTGAATATGGTTTTTGATGCCTGATTTATGGAATAAGAGCCATTTGATACTGTGTTAGCCGTATATTCTTCGTTCTTCGTAGATAGTGATAGGTTTGCCCTTTTAAAGAACCATAAGTCTTGTAACGCACCGAACTTGTTTATAAATGTGACCTTATATGGAGTATGCTTGCACTCTTCTATCTCTTGTATTTTTATAACGTCTACAACACCACTTTGCTCTATGTATATTGCATCAGCATCAAACTCTTGATAAACCTCGTTAGCAATAGCCTTTACGCAGTTAAAAGCTTCAACCGTTGTGTCTGCAATAGCATCTACTCTATTCTTGAACGCATCGGCATCTAAAGCTGAGTTTTCTACGTATTGTATTTGTAGTGTACTAGAAGTGGAAGTAGCTAAATCTTTTCTAAATATCTGTTCTTTATCTTTCAGGTACGTTACACTTGTAGCTGAAGAAACATAAACAGGTATTCTAATTGCTGAGAAGTCATTAGTAAATATAAGCTCATTAGATTGCAGGGTTACTAAGTCGTTCTGTGGATTTGCTGCATCCTCAAAGTATCCGTATCCATCAAATGCCGTAAGCTGAGTAAACGAAGATACAGAGCCTGTTGAACCTGCTAAATTAGTTTCTTGAGTAGTATAGTCTACCCATAGATTACTTGACGAATAAGTGTCGTTAAATGTGTTGGATATATAATCCCTTACAAGCTCTGCTATCTCAAAGGAAGAAGTGTTTAATCCTGTACCGCTTAGTATCGCATCCGCACTCAAGGTATATGTTGCGGTTGCAGGTCTTGAGGTTGTTTTTGTGCCTGAATATATGTGTAGCTTTAGTTCGACAGAAGCTAAACCATTTGCTGATATATTTATGAAATACGGACTTCTTACGTTTATTTTACTCATTTTATCTTATTGTTTTGGCAAATAAAACTCTGCCGTTGTACCTAATTGTTTGTACCCTGCATCATTAAGCATATCTTCTATCTGTTCCTCTAAATCTGCCTTAAATGCGTTTGTTATAAATCTACCTGTTCTTGCATCTATCTTACTTCGTTTTAGAGCATCATCAATAAACTCAGCTGGTTTAACCCCTATATTATTTATGGATTTAGTAGCGGCATGAGCAAACTTCTTGAGCTTCATAAATCTACCCTTTGCATTCTTAGGGGATATTTTTTTGGCTCTCGCCCAATTTAATATGTCGTCTACATGAACCTCTCCTGAAAACGAACCACTATTCAACTGCTCTCCATACTCATCCATGTAAAGCTCAAATCGAATACTGTCTGAGTCATCTGATTCATATACGTAAATACTATTTCTCAAGTTACCAGTTGTTTCTACAGGAGATGTTATACTACCTGATGCATAATTTCTGGTTCTTGGTCTGAGTATCTCACTCTTTATATTCTCCTCAAGCCTTGCCATATAATTGGACAGGTATACTCTTGTGTTTCTATTTCTTACGTTTGATGCCATATATTATAAACAACCGTTTCCGTTAGCGTTAATATCCATCATTGTTGTATTAGGCACCTCGATAGAAATATCCATTTGCCATCCTGATAAAAGGTTCTCAAACTTCTCCTCGACTACATCAGCCGTTATCGTACTGTCTGTAATAAAGTCTTGCTGAAATAGTCCACCACGTCTTAGGGAGGACTGTAAGCCATTTATTACTGCTAACTGAGTGTTGAGTACGTCTTGCTTGTTGTTATTGCCGTAGAAAGGCTCTACTTGCTCCTTATCGTTCTCTTTTGTTTCTTCTACCACATCTAAAGCCATTACAGTCACGTTGAATGTGATTGTGTGTTCTGCAAATACTGCATTACGAACTGTCATGTGGGCGAGTGGAAATATTGTTTGCTTGCTGAGGTCTACGTCAAGTATGTTGCCAAAGGTAACGGTATTTATTGAGTTGTTTCCTTCTAAGTAAACCTTTATGGCTTCTGTTACATCGTAAAAACTTTTCATCTCTTAAAACTGTTTTTAATCATATTGTTTTCTAATTCTATTTTCTCTTTCTCGTATGATAAAAACGTCATACATTTATGAAAGGACAGTCTGGTAACTTCTTCGAGCTTAAAGACATCTCCTCCAGCAAGCTTGTGAATTGATTGATACCAACCCCATTTGCTTGCAAAGTTTGCACCTGATGAGTAGTCATCCCCTCCTTCTCCTGTTCCAAAGACTTCAGGATATGATTCAACAAGTCTTTTCCGAGTTGCCAAAAAAAAACCCTTGCACCTAACGCAACACCTAAAGGCATACTTTTCATTATCTCTGCATACTCTTCGAGTCCTTCGTATTCTACTATCTGATACTTGTCGCCACTCTGTTTTTTAACTGGTCTAAATAATACTGCCATGGCTTTGTGTAGGTTGTCGTGTGACGTAATGTTTTGTTCGATGTCTATGTACTCGCCTACTGATAGTTTATCTAAGTTCGGTATAAAACCAAAGCTCACACCATTCATTGAGAAGTGCCTAATTAAAGGGGTTGTCTCTTGGAAAGTTATCTCAAGGATATTTGTAATCTCAGAGAATACTTTAAGTTCAATGAAGTCTACCTCTTTCAGACTCATATCACAGAATATCTCAATAAACTTTCTATTTAGGAAATGATTATCTTCTTCTACATCTTTGTTAGCATCAAGTATCTTTAAGTACTTTTGGTATTGACTTAACTTGATTGAGTTTAATGTGTCTGGTACATTTATCTCTAAGCTCTTGGTTTCTGCCATCATAATAATATTTCTACTCAAGTAATAGGAAATAAGTGAAGTGTACCTCGTATATCTCCAACTGTCTTTTTGTCACTTACTATAATATAATATATCATGATGTATTACATATCATGATACATAGTGTTATATATCATGATACGCATGGTTATATATCATGATAAGTATTCTACATGATATACTAAAATAATATACAGTATCATGGTAAGTATATATCATGATACATAGAGTATCATAATACTATTGGCTGTGTCAGTTGGAAGGTATCTTGTTTGTGCCTGATGTAATATTTAGGCTGAGGTTGATGGCGAGATTTGCTTGTAGAAGCGTTTTAAGGTGGTTTTAAGACGTTTTAAGCCATTTTAGGTATATTGACACCACTTGTGAGGAGAAACCTTGTTAGAGGCTTTGTTTTAGGATATGGATACTTGTCAGTTGGAAAGTAACTTGTGTAGAGAGTGGGGATGTATTTCCTGCACACCCACCCCATGAGGGAGAGTGCTTAAATTTATTTTTTTCTGGTGACCCTATCTAGTTCTCGGAGTGAGTCCGCCAGTCGGTAATTGAAAAACTCGGTCGAAAATAATGGGCGTTGCCCTTGCTTCAATGCTTCGCGGGTTCGCTCCTTGTGTTCCTGTGTGTAAAATTTCAATGCAAGCTCGATGTAACTGGCTGTTTGTTTGTCTAATTTTTTCATGGTGTTGTAAATTTATAGTTCGTTATTTTTAAATGCTTGTAATCTGGTTAGCATGCTGGCGGCACTTCCCGTTATGCCGAAGTATTGCTTGACATCTTTGAGTCTCCA